TGAAGTGTATCTACCTTCACCTTCGCGTATCATCTCTCCTATCCAAAGCTTACTTGGATCAGTGCAGGTGATAAAGTTAGATACAAAGAACTCAATTACTTCTTTGTCGTCTTTGTTTCGTGCTAGTTTCTCAAACCAGAAACGATCTTTCCGTTTATAGAAAGACTGTACGGTCGCACGACTCTTTCCACAATACTTGTGATAGTCATACTTCTCTTTGGTAAAGTGATTCTTCAAAGAGAGGTATTGCTTATAGGCATCAAAGGGCATCATCAAAAAAGTAATAAGAGGATTTTTGGCCCGAAAAATTTTTCGCCCAAAAATGAAATCAAAGGGGCAATTTGGCCCGTGAACTTCTCTTCAGAAAATTAAGTTCCATCGCTTCATACTTAATCTTTTCCTTGAGAGGTTTGGATATAAGTTTTGGAACAGAGTCTAGATCAATAGCGTTCTGTTCACAGAAATGAACCACCGCATCAATATAAGTCATTCCTTCTGTCTTCTGCACTAGGGATTCGATCTCCTGTGCAAACCGTGAGGGGCAGAAGAATTTATTTTCTAGTGCTTTTTCTAGTTCATTCTGCATTCTCTGCCCTAAGATTGTGAGATACAAATTCCTTAATATACCGTACTAATAGTTTAATATAATCCCCTTTGTTCCTTTTGTCAAATACCTTGACCTCACCGCCAGGTGTGACCATGATAGTAATGAGTTTCTTTACAGGGATACCAGTCAACTCATAGTAAGCAGATGCATAGAACATTTCTTGAACGAAATAGTTCTCTAACCACTCTTCCGGTTTAATCTTATCGGATGTTTTAAAATCGATGACTGCGAGTTCTCCTTCGTACTCTCCGATACAGTCAACTCTACCAGCTAACCCAAGGTACTCAGAGTACAGAGTCCTCTCTATAGCGTGTATATTATTTATCTTGTCCAGATATGGTCTTGCGTGAGCAAACATAAACTTGGTCAGAGGTTTAAAGTCATCCCAGTTTATTTCTTTGTTCAACATATAGAGTTCAGTTGCTGCGTGGAAGTCTGTTCCACGGGCAGTTGCTCTCTTTGTAATACGATTAGCTTCCTCGATACCAATTCGCTTCCGCCACTTGACAAAGATCTGTCGGTTGTAGAAAGAAGTTACAGACGTAATAGAAGGCACCCAGTCTCCACTAGGAAGGTTGTAGAGACGGATGCCGTTTGTTTCTTTTTTGTTTAGTTCAAGATCACCGAGATAATTATGATGAATAAAGGTCATAGATTAAGTTCCATCTTCGCAAGTAAGTATTCTTTCACCAGTCCAGAGCGAACAATATCTTCAACGCCGAACTCAACAATATCTACAGAAGGCATGATACGCAAGACTTTCATGAAGTCAGCAATACCATTTCTCTCTCTGTCTTTCAGAAGATCAGACTGAGTAGCATCTCCACAGAACATAATCTTGGAGTCTTGTCCAATCCTCGTAATAATACTATCAAGTTCATGATAGTTTAAGTTTTGAAATTCGTCAACGATGACGATTGCATTATCAAGTGTAGTGCCACGAATGAAAGACGTAGACCAGAATGAAATGGTTCCTTGAGTTTTAAGATTGCCATACAGCATCTCAAAGTCAGAGTCTGTAGGCATCTCAAACATATACTTCACCATATTCTTATATGGAATTTGGTAAAGTGAAGACTTGTCTTCATGATCCCCAGGAAGGAATCCAATCTCTCTGGTAGCCACAAGCGATCTTACAAGGTAGATCTTCTCGTAAGGAGTCTTCTCATCTAAAACGTCTTTGAGAGCGTTGTAGAGAGTGATGAAGGTCTTACCAGTACCTGCACAACCATACGCTACAAGATTTTGATCGTTCTTGTAACAGCGGAAGAGTTCCTCCTGATTGGTTGTCAGGGGTTCAATCTTCCTCATTAAGTCTGAGTTGATTGGTTTCTTTCGTTTCATTTGTCTGTTGGACATCCCGAATGGGACTGGAGTTTGGGTCTTTCTTTTTGCGGGCATAAGCTAGAGTTAGGAGTTAGAAGGAGTAGTCGCGGTTTTTCCGAACCGTGGCACCCGGTTGTTTGGATGCACGGTCCAGAACTTCATTCCAACCACTAGACTTTGCTTCTCCTGTCCACCTAAACTCTGTATCGATTCCAGCACAACCTTTTGACCAATCCTTATCCCAATCTGGATTTTCATCTTTCCAATCACAATACTCTTTCATGGTCATGCTAAGAGTCTTTGTTTCTTTTGTCTTCTTATTAATAACGGGGTACGTTGGCATAAACGTTCAATCCTTTTCTAATATTTATTAAATCCACTCCATCGCCTCAGCGACGGCAGGGAACTGTTCGATAAAGATCTCCTTCGCACTCAGAGCAAGATCCATGTGCTCCTTCTGCGTACCATTAGCAGATCTCAGATCAATATAATGAATCCATGATCTTACTGAGCCCGTCATGTAAATTTTTGTGGGCACGGCCAAAGGAAGCACAAAACGAGCACACTCCTTTGCCACACCACGTCCCAGCATCTGCTGATAGAGTGCCATGGAAGAATCGAAAAGAGTTTGCATCTGAAGTTCCAGATTTTGAACATCGAATGGATCTAAATCATCAATCGAGTTCTGACGATTCTTCTCATCCTGACGACGAAGTGCAGGAAGAGGAATCTTATCCATGAGTAGGGAAGAATCAGCATACCGTTGTGAAAATTCTTGATATGTGAAACTACGGTGCCGAAGCACTTGGGCCGCAATTCCTCTAGTGGTAGTGAGTTCCAGAGTCATATATGCCTGCTCAAAGATACTCCAGTGCTGATGCTTTACACAATACTTGAGAAGACCAGAGAACTTTTCATTCTCCTGATTAGCAGGGTTACTTACACGGGCACAGTAGGCCATGTGCTTCTCTGCATCAGGAGTCACGCTAATCAGTTTAGCAGTATTAATTGTCATCGTCTTCAAATACCTCGTCGTAATCTACTATGTAATTAGGTGCGGGATCATCAAAGTTTTCTGCCTTGTATGCATCCACATTTGAGTATACCTCAGACTCTAGTGCATCGACAAGAGACTTCAAGTTCCTCACAATCAGTTTGAGTTTCTCTCTATCCATAAAAAAATGGGAGGTTTCCCTCCCATGTTAACACTATTCAATTGGTTTGGCAATCACTTAGTGTAGGTCTTGCCACGATAGCAGAACGTGCCGTGAGTCTCTTTGGACTCTACACAACGTGTGTCATACTCAACACCACGATATGAAGTGTGAGTAATCTGTGCGTCATGCAGACGTGCTGCTTTCTCGATTTGCTTTTTGATCAGTGTGAGTGTGTTCATTTGTTTACTCCTGAAGTTGGGTGAAAATTAACCTTCTCAGCTTTCGCTGGATCCGTTTTTTCCCGTTCCTTCAGTCGTTTGCGTCCCAGTGGTGATTACATTCTGGCACAGAATCCTTTACGGTCTCTACCAACTCTATTACTACTTTTGGTGATAGTTCTGACCTGTTCTTTTTGATCTTTAAGATCAAAGCATCAGCATCAGCACACATCATATTAGAGTATAGAAGAAATTCAAACATGGGATGAACGCTCCGTTCCGCGACTTACTTGCGTCCCACAGAGTGGGATGAACGACAGGCCTATTATAGACCTCATATATTATATAGTCAAGTAGTTTGGTATAACGTGTTACAGTTTATACAAACATACCTTTATTGGACATGTAGTTCATGGTCTCCTTTAGAGTTCCCCTGAACATACCAATAGAGATCATGGGATATTCTACCTCATCACCAAACTCATCTCTAAATTGTTTCTCAGTGAAATGTTTATCAAGTTTATATACCACTACTTCATCAAGGTGAACTGATTTTAGGAGAGATGAGGCTCTCTCACATTCTTGACTGCCGTTAGAATAAATTGATGCCTGCATTACTCTTTCTCCTCCTCGTATTCTATTACAACTCGTTTGTACTTCCTACCATTACTATCCACGCAAGAGATATGTCTCAACGTACCATTCAATTCATCTGCAACTTCATGCAGTGTCCACCATGGAACTTGTTTATCAGTCACGTTGCCTCCAATCATCGGGTTTATCTCTCTGGAACCAATCTACAATCTCGTCTGCACCGTCAAATCCCGTTTTATGATTGGATGGGTCGGGATCGCCTAGCCCCATCCTATTCATAAAATCATCAATACTTCCCTCTTCAATATCCTGTGATGCCTGGCGACGTGCCTTCTGTAACCAATCTCTAGCAAGAGTATGTGCCTTGGCAAGTTTTTCTGCCCAGATCATATCCTCTAGGGGAACCTCTTCTTTGTTCGCAATACATCTGCAAATGGACTCTAGTCTGAGTCTGTATTGAGTGGAGAGCATGTTAGTTAATTTTGAGTTTGTCTTTTAGATCAAGAACCTTGTTAACCTCGTTCACCGCAGCAGACATCCTAGTGCCTAGGATATCCATGATATCTTCGTAGATTACTTCATTATCCACATAGTCATCGAAGTATGTGTCGATTGCTTCTTTGAGATACCTCTTGCGGTGCCACTCAGGTGAGTATGGTTTATACATGATGTGGGTAATACATGCTAACGATCATAATGCTATTTACCAAAGATGTCAACTGTCAAGTTTTTTAATTTCAAATAGGGTTGATCTTTGGCTCTTTTTAATTTTCTTATACTCTTTAATAATTTTATCAATCTCTCTTTGAGAGATATTGACCTTCAATTCATCTTCATTTTCAAGGAAACCGAGACCACCCTTTTCAGTTTCTTCTTTTGAATCAACATATTCATTAATGTTCTGTTGAATTTCATCACGGATCAATTCATTAACTTGATCCCTAAGAATTTCATCGTTCATTTTCTTTTCTTTTGTTCTTTTGGTTTTACACCCCAAAGTTTTGGATTCATCGTGCCATATCCAAAATCAATTCTTTGAATGGCACCCTTACCATACCGATCATAATACATGTCAAAGAGTTGAGATGTTTTCTTACATCGAGTAAGATCAATATACTCTACTCCATCGACAATATACCAAATCAGTCTGGCATCATTAGGGAGTGACTTATCATTTGCATCTTCAAGAGTTGTTTTTTCCTGAAGAATTTGACAACCATATGACGAAGGATCTTCCGGCTTAATTGGAAGACTGCCCATTTCTTCCTCCTTGGTTTCTACACTTACTGTCACGAACGACC